GGGGACCCATGGCACCGCCCAAGCACGCCTTTGTTTACAAGCGAAGCCGTCCGGACCTTAAGGATTCAGACGCAGCCCGGAATGATCGCCTGCTCAATATTGACCAAGTTCGTCGCCGCCTTAACTGCAGCAAATCTCATGTTTATAATCTAATTCAGATGGGAGAACTGCCAGCGGTTACACTGGGGGCATCAAAAGGGAAGCGGGTGTATGCGTCAACCGTGGAAGACTATCTTGCCGAAAGGGCGGAACGGGAGGTTTGACGCAGAATTCCCGCTCAATAGAGAGCGTCTTGCAAAACCATGGATCACCTTTTATGTTTTATGTGTCAAAAGAATATGCTAAAGAATGCTTTCGCTATGGCGAGAAGATAAATACTTGCAACCCTTTAACAGGGATGCTATGAGCCGGCAAGCATGCCTGTTGATCAAGGTTAATTCATCCCTATTTTTCCCACGGAAGCGGCAAATATATTGCCAGTTTTTTGAATTCTAAGAGACCATACATTGAACGGGTACAATAAACAGCGAGTTAAGAAGCTCTTGCAGTACATATTGGCCTGTGCGGGCCAGGATGAGGATTTTTATGCCCGTGCGCTAAGCCCCATCCACCTTATCAAGTACGTGTATTTGGCGGATCTTGCCCACGCAAGGCATCATGGCGGCCAGACCTATACGGGGCTGCCTTGGCGATTTTACAAATTCGGCCCATGGTGCGAGGAGGTTTTTCGAGACATCGAACCGGCTCTGAATGAAATCGGCGCCGAGCAGATAACAATCCAGCATCCGAAAATCGCAGATGACTTCATTAAATGGCGCGTTCGGGATGATGAACTGTGTGACCGATTGGATGATGACCTGGATATTGCCGTTACGGGAACCGTTCAGAGAGCGGTACGCGAGTTCGGGTCCGACACCACAAGCCTATTACACTATACTTACAAGACCAAGCCCATGCTCATGGCCGCGCCGAATGAACCCCTTGATTTTGACACCGTCGCGTTGTCCCAGAAAAAGCCAGAGGAAGAAGGCTTGGCAACAGGCGCTCAGAAGGAACAGTTAACAGATCGCCAGAAGAAAAAGCGGAAAGAAAAGATCAAGGCTTTTAAGGAGCAGATGCGCCAAAAGCCAAGGCCCGAGAAGAAGAGGGTTGTTCCTAAGGCACCTCGATACGATGATGTTTTTAGGGAGGGGGTGGCTTGGTTGGATTCCTTGGCCGGGGAGCCACTAAAACCGATCGAAGGAGAATTAATTATATCGCCGGAGGCATGGAGATCGAGAGCCAGATTTGATCCCGATGGTATAGATGATGACGTATCCTGATGTCTGCATTCAAAACCTTATCGATTCTGCCTGGTGGGAAAATTATGATGGCCCTGAATATCGACCGGGCCGCTTAATCAGGGCGTTTTTGCCTTACGTGGACCAAAATCCATACAGACTTGTACCGCTTGAAAGAGGGGGAGAAGATGGAACCCAGCATGAAAGGGCTCTCTTCTGGCTCGAACCCTTGAATATCAAGCATGTTTCTTCCCGTTCCCGCTTGCCACATGCCCCATTAACGGAAAGGAAAAACGAGATCAGAGCGGTTTATCGGGCCAAGAAACGCCCCGCCATTATTATCGGCAAAAGTGGACCAAAGGTTGACAAGGAATACACTACGGGGAAAGCTGCTTACCAGACCCAACAAACAGTGCTAGTGGCACCGAGCTACGGCGCTGACGAAGATGGCCGTTCTGGGTACAAGCCAGAACTTGTTGAAAGAATTCGAAGATGCGAATACCCACAGTTTATGTGGGACCTCCTGCCTATAAAAGGTCAAACCCAAGAATCCATTATAAGGCTTGACCAGCTTCAACCTTTAGGGAAAACAACCACCACAATTGAATTCACAAACTTCTGTCTTTCGGAGGAGGCTCTCAGCTACGTTTATGAGTGGCTTGAATGGTTAATGACCGGGACACTTGATGAAGACTCTAAGTTTAATGAGCATCGAGACTGTCTGCTGGATTTATAAAAATTTCCTCCTGTTATTCCTTGTTTTGCGTCTTGAACAGGAGATTTAAAAAATGAAGTCGCAACTTGCGATATCAAGATGGAATTCATTACCATGCTGCGGGTTTTTTGATCGTTGTTCCTGGAATAGGATCAGGGAGTAATGTATATGTAGGCTCTCATAACCCTTCATAAAAAGCAGGGGCCGCCGAAGCGGCCCCGCGCCCTGGGTCGAAACCGCAGGGGGAATGTTTTTTACCGGTGAAATATGGATGATATCTCGCTGGTAAAAAATTTAAAGAATAAAATTTTCCTTCCATATATTCCACTACGTCCATAACGTCCATGACGTATTAGACCGCAAAACGACCTGCCCAATATAATGACCCCATCAAATGGCCAAAATCCATTGATGGGGTTTTTTCATGTCCATCTTCACAATTCCCGAGCTTGACGAGCAGATTGGGGCCTTCAAGGCCGCCTTGAAGGCCGTTTCCGTGAGCCAGGAGTATTCTATCGGCGGCCGGCGGTTCACCAAGGCGGATCTGGTCGAGATCCGGCGGACGCTTGAGTGGCTGGCAGCGGAGCGGGCAAGGCTGGCTAATGGCATGGCTCCCGGGCCCCAGTGCGTTCCCACGAGGGTGGGCCGATGAAAAAGCCCGAGGAAAAAAGGCCTGCGGTTTCATCGGTATACAGCCAGGGAAGCTTTCCCTTGCTCCCCAAAATGGGGAATTTCCTTGCCATGGATCCGCAGCCGGCGGGGAGAAAGGCGCCTGTATCCACGGGCGGGTATCCGGATGTGGCCCGGACGGCGGCATCCAGGCGGGGCACCATGGCCAACTGGGTGGTGCGGCGCCTGAACCGCTTTGCCGAGAACACCCAACGGGTCACGGTGACGGACCGGGCGGCGGACATTGTCGCAAACGATCCGCACGCGGCATCGGTCATCGATTCCATGGCCCTGAACTCGGTGGGAACCGGGCTCATTCCGCAGTCCAATCCCCACCAGGAGCTTTTGGGCTGGACGGATGCCCAGGTGAAAGAGTTCCAGACCCAGGCCGAATGGTGGTTTTCCGTCTGGGCCCGGGAGGCGGACGCAGCCGGCAGAATGCCCTGGTGGTGCATTGAGTTTCTGTCGGTCTATTCGCTGTTTGTGAATGGCGAATACCTGCGCGTGCCGGTCATGCTGGATCAGCCTGATCGGAATTTCTCTTTGGCGCTTCAATGCCTGCACCCTTCGCGTCTTGCCACACCGCGCGATCGGATCTCGGACTCCAGGGTCCGGGACGGGATCATGCTCACGCCCTGGGGGGCGCCTTCCAGGTATTACATTGCCAACCCATCGGACAAATTCCTGCGGACACCGTCCGGCCTTCTCTCCAACGAATTCGCCCGGGTGCCGGCCTGGATCGGGCACCGGCCCGGCTGCTTTCATGGGTTTGTGCAAAAGCAGGAGGAACAGGTCCGGGGCGTATCCGTCCTTGCGCCTGCCATGAAGTTCTTTCGGGACCTGTCAGATTATCTGGACTTCGAGCTGGTGGGCGCGATTGTTGCCGCAAGCTTTCCAGTCTTCATCGAAACCAACAATCCCTACGAGCAGGCGGCGGCGCACCAGAAAGTTCCCAACCCCTTCCAGGAGATAAACGCGGGCGGCGTCTATTACGGGGCATCCAATCAGAGGCCCCATGTGCTCTCCCCCAACCGGCCAGGAAACACCTTCCCGGATTTTGTGGAGCGGCTGCTGCGGGCAGTGGGCGCATCGGTCGGGATGCCCTACGAGGTGGTGGCCAAGGATTTCTCCAAAACAAACTATTCCTCCGCCAGGGCCGCCCTGCTCGAGGCATGGCGCGTCTTTTCCTTTTACCAGAAGTGGATGGTGGACATTTTCTGCCAGCTGGTCTGGGAGATGGTCCTGGAGGAGGCCTGGCTGCGGGGATACCTGAAGCTGCCCAAAAAGAACCAGGATTTCTACGACATCCGCCTTGCCGCCTGCAGGGCCAGGTGGATTCCGCCGAAGCGCGGGCACGTGGACCCGACAAAGGAGATCAACGCCATGGTAAAGGCCCTGGAAAACGACATCACAACGCTTGCCGACTCCGCGGCCGAGATGTCCGGCGGTGACTGGGAATCCACCGTGGCCCAGCGCGCCCGCGAGCGAAAGCGGCAGCGGGAGGCGGGCGGTCTCGACTTTGAGGAGGCATCGGAATGATCATCAACAGGCATTTTGATCCGCTGGTTTTCGAGTCCCCCTGGATGATCGATCAATCAGCCATGGACACGCTCATTGCCAGGATCCGAAACGCGGATTTTTCAGACGATGCGGCCGCTTTCCGGAGGGCGCCGGAGCGCGCGGACAGGCAGACGCCTTACGAGCTCCGGGGCGATACCGCCGTGATCAGAGTCACCGGAGCGCTCACCAAGGAGCCCGGAATTTTTTCGTATCTCTTTTCCGGTTTAGGGGCCCGCACCTATGACGACGTGATCCGCCTGGCAGATGCCGCGGACAATGATCCCAGGGTGAAAAAGAAGGTTTTAAAGCTGAACACGCCCGGCGGGACCGTGGCCGGTGCCTTTGAGGCAGCCCATTTCCTGGCCAAGTCAGGGGAAAAGAAGCCCATCTACGCATATGTGGACGGCCAGATGACATCCGCGGGCCTTCTTTTGGGTGCCCCGGCAAAGCAGATCGCTGCCCCGAAAACCGCCCAGGTGGGCTCCATCGGTGTGATCTGGGCGCATATCAACGAAGAGAAGCTAAACGAGCAGATCGGCATTGAGGTCACCTACCTGACCGCAGGCAAGTACAAGAAGTTCGGCAACCCGGACGAGCCGCTCTCCAAGGAGGCTGAGGCCTATTTCCAGGACCGGCTGGACAGGACCTATTCATTTTTCGTCGATGACGTGGCCCGGTATCGCAACATGCTGACCGAGGCTGTGCTCAAGGCGGCGGACGGCCGGGTGTTTCTGGCCGAGCAGGGCCTGGAGGCGGGCCTTGTGGATACAATCGTAAACGATTTTGAAGAGTTTCTGGAAACCCTTAAAACGGAGGACCGAAGCATGGATCTTAATGAACTCAAAACCCAGCACCCGGATCTTTACGCCAGGGTCATGGAGGAGGGCCGAAAGGAAGGGCGCCAGGCGGCGGAGGCCGAGGCGCCGGATCCCAAGGCTGCGGCCACCGAGGCGGCGGACCGCGTGCTCTCCATCGTCAAGGTGGTGGCGGGAGAAGAAACCGCCGGCCAGGTGAAGCAAATCGCGGACACCGGCATGACAGCGGAGCAGCTGGACGCGGTAAAGGGCCTTTTTGCCAAACCGGAAGAAAAGCCTTCCCAGGCGGAAGGGACGGAAAACCCCTCGCCTTCCCGCCAGCAGATTCTGGACGGACTGAATGCCGCCGGCAACCAGCCGCTAAACAGCGGCGGCGGAGCGGGCGCCGCTTCCGGCCAGGAGGTGGATTTCCTGGCGGAGGTGGAGCAGCACAAAAAGGCCAACCCGAACGACACCCATTTCCAGGCCATCCAGGCGGTCCGGAGGATTCATCCGCAGGCCTACGAGAAATGGATCGAGGCTGAAAACAGGAGATAAGCCCCGCCGGCAATGGTTTGACAGGCCATGGCCTGTCGCCGGCCGACAACAAAAAAACGGGAGGATTCAATCATGTATAACAAGGGACCCAAAACCTTTCAGCTGGGCACCGGCGGCGGCGTGCTCTCCAGGCTGGTAAAGCTTGCCGCCGGCCTTGCGGTTTTAAACACCGCGGCCGCATCGGACGAACCCATCGGCGCGATCGTCGGAATGGACGGCACGGGGGAGGAGGGCGATTACGCAGCGATTCAGTTCTTAAAGGATGAAGGCACCCTGGAGCTTGAAGCCGCGGCTGCCGTGGGACTCAACGCGGATGTGTTCGCCGCGGACGAGGGAAAGATCCAGCCCTTGCCGGCGGACCCGGCCGACGTGGGCGCCTGGCAGTCCGAGACCGCCTATTCCCTGGGCGATATAGCCGTGCCCACCAGCGACAATGGACACTATTACAAGTGTACTGTCGCCGGGACAACCGCAGCGAGCGAGCCCACCTGGCCGGAGGACGGGAGCACGGTTTCCGACGGAACAGCGGAGTGGACGGACATGGGATCCAACGTGTTCCACAAAATCGGAAAGAGCCTTCAGGCGGCTTCCGCTGCCGGGAGCATAATCGAGGTGCTCCCCTATGATTTTCACAAGCAGGTGACCCTGGAATAAACCGCCAACCAACCTTATAGCAGGAGGACCCATTCAATGAGACCCCAAGCAGGAAGCCCCAAATACCGGCCGGACCTGGGCAGCTACATGATCGAGAACGGTCAGATTCCCCAGTCCGGCTTCATCGGCCTGGAAGTGCTGCCGCCCTACACCACGCCGGACGACACCGGCACCTTCAAGGTGATCCCGCTGGAGCAGTACCGCAAGATCGTCTCCGACGCCCGGGCCCCTTCCGGCGCCTACAACCGGACGGACTGGAACTATCAGCGCGCCCGGTTCGGCACCCGGGACAAGGGCATCGAGGAGCCGGTGGATGATGACGAATACGACCGGCTCGAGCGCCAGTCCCCGGGCATGGTAGACCAGGTGACCATCGAGTCGGCGCGCGGCATCATCCAGATGAACCAGGAGCGGCGCATCGCAAACAAGGTGATGGATGCATCCCGGTTCAGCGTGCATGATGTGTCCAACCCCTGGGACGTGGTGGCAGACGGCACGCCTATCACCGACATAAAAGACGGCATGAGCGCCTTCCGGGAAAAGATGGGCGCGATGCCGGACACCCTGGTGATCTCCTGGAACACGGCAAACAACATCAACAAGACCGACGAGGTCAGAAACACCCTGCAGTACACGTTCCCGGGCCTCGACATCAACAACCTGACGGCCGCACAGCTCGCGCGCATGTTCGGGATCGCCCGCGTCCTTATCGGAAACGCCATGTACGATGCGGCGGACAAGAACCAGCCGCGGGAGCTTACCGATTTCTGGCCGGACACCTATGCCGCGCTTGTAAAGACCAACAGGGGCGCGGACCTTCGGCAGCCCTGCGTGGGACGGACCTTCATCTGGACGGCAGATTCCGTCCAGAATCCCATCGTGGAGGTCTACCGCGAGGAGCAGATCCGCTCCGACGTCTACCGGGTCCGCCATCACGTGGACGAGCGCCTGCTTGTCACTGAGGACGAGGACGGCAATCCCCTCACGGACATCGCGGCCAATTGCGTCTACCTGATCGGCAGCATCAAAACTTAGGAATAATCGGAGCAAAGCGCAATGCAGCCAATACTTGAGCTGATCCGCCTGGAAGAGACCGGCGCCGGGACCTTCGGGGTTCTAAAGGTAAACAAGCAGGTTTTCTGCGTCACCCTGGAGCCCGGCGACCTGGAAAACCGGGTGGGCCGATCTTCGATCCCCGCACAGCAATATAACTGCCGGCGGGTCCGGTCCCCGGAGTTCGGGGCCACCTACCAGGTCCTGGGCGTCCCCGGGCGGTCCGGGATCCTCTTTCATCCGGGAAACGTGGGCTCGGATACCAGCGGCTGCATTCTGCTGGCCGAGCATTTCGGGAAAGTCTCCGGGGACCGGGCGATTCTTAACTCCGGAAAGACTTTCCGCCAGTTCATCGGGATGCTGGAGGATTTTTTGTATGTCCACCTGACGATCCGGGAGGTCTACTGAATGAGCGCCTACGATGAGGTCATTTCCGCGGACAATGAGGCGCTTATGGGATCCGAGGCCTCTGAGACGGTTCTTTACAGCCGGCCGTCTTCCGGCGTCAGCCGGAGCATATCCGCCATCATCGAGCGCGGGGACCTGGACCGCGGAAAGGACATCCGGGCGGCAGGCGACGCCCGGCGGCGGGCCGGCCGGGCCTTTCTGTGGGTGTTCGCGCTGGTGGATTTCGGGGGGAAGCCAGAGTACCAGGACAGGATCGAGGATCCGGACGGGCAGGCCTGGACCGTGCTGCAGGAGGTCTCCAGGGACGCGGGCCTGGTGGAGATTGCAATCGAATCCGGCATTCGGCCGGTTCTTTAGGCAAGGGGGTGGCAATGCCGCCGTATTCCGGCTTGGAAACAACGTTGATCGCCCTTATCACGGCGATCGTGTCCTGCGTCGGGCTGTTTATCGCAATGGGCAAGGTCTTTATGACGCGGCGAGAATGCGAGCTGCACAACCGGGCCATCGAGTCGGCGGACACGGAAACCTGCAAGAAGATCCAGGAGCTTTTAAACATCCAGTCTCTTCAGTTCCGCATGCTGCGGACCATCATCGTCTACATGGATATCCCGCAGGACAAAAAGGAGGCGATCCTCAACATGAAAGGCCGCGAAGCAGATGGCCAGTAGCCCGGAGATCTTTCTGGACACCCGGGGCGAGGCGGGGATTGAGAACTTTGACGATCTCGCGCGGCACTTCCCCAAATGGGCGGACCGGGCGATCAATTCCGCGCTCTCCTCAGAGGGCTACCGGCTGCGGAAGGTGCTGCAGGTCGCCTTCGACCAGGTGGGCCCGTCCGGTCACTCCTGGGAGAAGCTCCACCCTTACACCATGCGGTTGAGGCGCGGCTACCGGAACCGGCCCCGGAAGAAAAGGCCCAAGATGATCACGGGCGCACCGCCAAAGACGGTGAACCCGCTTTTAAAGTTCAAGGGGGGCCTGCGCTACCGGGTGGATGAGGATGTAAAGGAGCTCTCCGTCGGCTTCGTGAATGCCGGCGCGCCCATGCGGCGGATGCTTGATAGGCAGGCGAGGGGCTACTCGGTTCCGGTGACAAGGAAGATGCAAAAGCTCTTTTTCGCCCTGGGGCTTCCGCTGGATGGATCCACCAGGGAGCTTGAAATCCCGGGCCGCCCCTTGATCGAGCCGGTGTTCCAGGCCGAACGGGAAGCCATCTCCCGGAACCTGGAGCGAAAATTTTTTGAAAACCTCGAGCGCTATGCAGGGGAGTCGCCCAATGGATGATCTTGTAAACAAAATCATCGCAGCCACCGCCGGGAACCCGGACCTGGTGGACTGGGCGGAGGCGAACCTGGGGGAGCGCTTCACCCTGTTTGTGGGGGTCGATGAGAACAACCCGCCGGCTGCGGAGCACTATCCCCTGGTGGCCATAACCGAGATCCGGATCACCGGCGGCGGCGCGAGCCCCTGGCTCAACCTCGAGGTGGATCTTGCCGCGGGCATCAAAAACGAGGCCGTGGACCATGACGGCGCAAACCGGGTCTACACCTACAGGGGCATCACCCAGGTGGACGCCTTCCGGGCCCGGGTCTTTTCCGCGCTTTACATGTCCAACTTCGGAAAGATCAGCATCAAGGAGGGCGCCGTGGGACAGTCCGCGGTCCATCCCCTCTATATCAGCGGCATGACCGTGCAGATCGAGTATATCAACCAAATCAGGAGGTCCTAAAAATGCTTAACACAGACAGTTTCCTGGGCGCAGGCGACACCTACATCGACTGGTTAAACCCCGACGGAACCCGAAACGGCCTGGATTACGCAGGAAACGCGACCGCGTTTTCCCTGCAGTCCAATGCCGAGGTGAAAGAGCAGACCGCGAAAGGGCGGACCAACTATGGCCAGGTGATCGCAGCCGCAACCATCAACCAGCCGCCTTCTTTCAGCGTGACGCTCAACCAGCTAAACATGAAAACCATTGCCATGGCGCTTCTGGGAAGCCTCTCCGAGATCGACGTCTCCGCGGCCTCGGTTTCCGATGAAAGCGTTGCCATGGCCACCCTGGACAAATACTTTCGGCTGACAAACCGCATGGTGGACACGGAGTCCGGGCTCACCGTAAACCGCCAGGCCGGGTCCACGGCAGCCGCCTGGCAGGGTGAAACCACTTACGCGGTGGGGGACTACTGCGTGCCGACCACTCCGAACGATCATTTCTACAAATGCACCGCGGCCGGGGACTCTGCTGCAAGTGAACCCACCTGGCCCACGGACGGCTCGACCGTGACCGACGGCACTGTGACCTGGCAGGACATGGGGCTGATCGAGGCCGGGCAGGAGACGGATTTTGAAATCATCTCCAGGACCGGCATGATCCGGGCCCTTTCCACGGGCCAGATTGAGGCAGGAGAGACTCTTCTGGTTTCCTACGATTACGCGTCCATCACGGGCCTTGAGGCCCTGGGCGCGGTCCAGCCCACCATCAAGGCCTACCTGTTCCTGGATGGCATAAACCTCGTAAACGGCAAGGACACCGAGGTGGAGGTCTGGGAGGTGCAGCTAAAACCGGACAGCCCGGTGGATTTCCTGGCAGACGACTTCAACAGCCTGGAGCTCTCCGGCACGCCCAAAACGCCTGCCGGAAAGTCCGCCCCCTTCCGGGTCCGCCAGCTCAATTAATCGATTGGGGGCAGGTTTCGCAGCTGCCCCCTTTATCCATAGCGGAGTTTTGAATGGCAAAGCGAAGCAAAAAGACCACGATCAATGGCCACGTTGTGACAGTCTACGAGCTCTCCGTCCGACAGATCCGAAACATCATCGAAGAGCTCGACAGCCTCGACAATGAAAGGGTGCTGGAGATCCTCTCCATGTGCTCGGACGTGACCGTTGAGCAGATAGAAGACATGGCGCCCAGTGATATCCGGCAGCTCTGGGATGTCTGGGCGGAGGTAAACGCCGATTTTTTGCACCTGATCCGGGCCGCGATGAGGCGGCCGCCGATTCAGAAGGCGGTGGACGACTTTCTGTCCGCGATCTTGACCGATGTGTTTGCCGCCTTACCGAGCGGGGCCACGGCGGTTGCTGGGAGTATGGATGGGGATTTTTCAAACGATGCATCGAGTTCGCCGACGAATCCGACCGGGACGCGGAGCGAAGCCGGCTTTTCCGGCTAAAGGATCTGGCTGTGCTGGTGCGAAACAGCCGGGCGGAGAAAAAGGATTTTGAAAAATACCTGCGGGCAATCGACGACGCTGTCGGCCGTCTTGATGCCGGAGGAGGCCAGGGCCGGGTTCCCGAGGCGGTCCGCCGGCGGCGGGAGCAGAAGAAAAAGCAGTCCGAAAGAGCATAAATGGCAAACCGTTTTCAAATCATAGTCCAGGCGACCGCAAAGGGATTCTCCCGGGTCAAGCAGCAGATGTCCGGCCAGCTCCAGGCGGGCCTGGACCGGTCCGCCAGGTCGGTTTCGGCTTTAAACGAGAAGCTCTCCCATCTCGAGGCAGAATATAAAAAGACCGAGAAGGCCCTCTCCCAGGTAACCGCGTTTCGGAAGCTCAAGTCTGACACGGCCGCCCTGGGCGCCGAGTGGCAGGCCGCCCAAGATAAAATAGCGGAACTTTCCCGCGAAATCCGGGAAACCGACGGCCCCACCGGGCAGCTCAGACGCTCCTTTGAGGCCCAAGTCAAATCCGCCCGCAAGCTAAAAAGCCGCTACAGTGAAAATCAGGTTGCATTAGAGGAGATGCGGCGGGCCCTTTCTTCGGCCGGCATTGACACCAAAAACCTGGGCGCTGCGCAAAGGCAGCTGGAGAGCAGGCTAAACGCGGCCCAGGCGGAGATCCGGCAGACCGGGGCCGCCTTTGACGCCGCGCAGAAACCAACCGCCAGCTTTTTCACCCGGGCGAGAACCGGGGTCAGCACATTCACCGATCAACTCAACCGCAACAAAAAGGCCGCATCCGGCTGGTCCACGGCACTGAAGGGCGCGATCGCGGCCATCGGAATCCGCGAGGTGGTAACCGGGCTCTGGTCGGCCGCCCAGCAGGGCCAGAACCTGAACATCGCGTTCCGCTCCGTTGCCGGCTCCGCCGAGGGGGCAAGAGAGGAGCTAAACTTCATCCGAAGCACCTCCCGGC